CATAAGCACCATAAAAAGTAAAAGCTGTATTATTTATTATATTTAGCTGATAGCTCATAGTAATACTATAGTCGTACTGCTGTGAGTTTTGATTACTTATATTGAATGGAGTAGTGTATACACCTGTAACATCATTAAAAATACTTTGAGGATCTTCTAACTCAGTCCAGTTTGTTATGTTAATCTTATTAAAGGGAGCTGTGTTACCTGTTCCAACTCCGATATGTGTTTGACCTTGAATAGAATAAGTGCTAGCAATAGTAGTGGGTGTTGTCTTTTCTGCTTTAACCAAATAGTCATTATAGTCAAAGTTATCTACCCCTCCATTGTAAGGTATGAAGAGCTTATCAAATCTATCATAAGCAATGGTAGGCCAATCATAAGTAAAGCCAGCATCAGCGAAAATTCTATCAAAGTATACCTTAGCAAATATAGCAGGCTTAAACTCCTGAGTGCTGTATATGTATGCTGAGTTAGCAGGTAGAAAATACTTGAAGCCATCTACTATAGTGTTATCAAATCTATTAACTACATTGAATGCATCATAGGTATGGTTGAAATCTGAGAAGTCTATATCAGTTAATTCCTTGTTAGCAATGGCTGTAAAGAAATCTGCTTTACTATCCTTAATCAATACCTCATACTCAACGTGCTCCTCATAGCCATCAGTCATCTGTGCCTTCTTAACTGAGGTGAGCTGTATAGATACATCCTCCATAATTGGTATGCCATCCTGAATAACTGATCCTGTAGTAAGAGCATTGATGTTGAACGTGCCCTCAATGATATTCACATCATAGTAGTGGTTGAGTAAGTTGTTGTTATTCTTGCTACCGGTAAGAGTGATGGTCTTAGAGTAGTTACCTTGTCTCTTCGATACATCTCTAATATCTCCCACTTGAAAGTTCAATGGGAAGGCAGTACCCTCCTTAACATCTAAGTAGCCTGTTGCTAGTTGTATCCTTACCATCTTATGAGTTTACGATATTGTTATTAGCTAGCTTAACTACTATGCTTTGCTTTATTAAATTCTTATTACGCTGCTTAAACTCTTCAAAGGTAGAAGTGACTATAGTGCAGCTCACATACTGTTCACTCTCAGGTAGCTCACAATCTTCATCATAGTTGCTGATCTTAATGTAGGTGTTAGGTGAGCTTAAAAGTTCTGTGAAGTACATAGCCATATCTTGGTTCATCCAATTAGTATTGAGTGCTATGGTGGTATCAGTAGAGATGTAAGTGTTAGTCATACCTGTCTCAGTAGTTTCATATAGCCATCTATCTATACCTACTGTCTCAACGTATCCTGGGATATCCTTATTGAATTGTTCACGTGTTATATTGCCTGTAGTGTATGCCCTACCGGTGAAAGCAAAGCTACCCCATGAGCCCATACGATCTAAGAATAAGATACTGTGCTCTACTGTTCTCACTCTTCTATCTATGTTCACCTTGTATTGCTTAGAGCTTGGTAAACCATTCCTCTCATAGCGTACTGTGTACCATTCAGTGGTAGGCTTAATCATAGGCAGTGCTCCTGATACTACAGATAGCAAGCCATAGTTGTTAGGCCCTATTGAAATACCACTAACATGCTCGGTAGCTGTTACGTTCTTTTCAAATGTATCACCATCACTAGTCTGAAAGAACATAGTGTCAGGGGAAGTAGGTGAGTTATTAGCTACAGCGTTAAGCCATAGATCCTGCGATAAGGTAGCATAGAAATTAGCAGGGGGTAGGTTGGTTAAAAATCTATCCTGAAAGCCATTAAGCATAAAATCATTATAGTCATAAGTAGGCCACTCTACCCATCTGATTGCTCCGTTGAACACAAATTTTTTAATGGCCGTCATCATGTTTCTAGTGATTGTCTTTCGGCCATCTGCATAAGTGATAGCTCCTCCTGTAGTTGAATTAGTTACAGATCCCCATGGTGAGCTCACTACTATGTACAAAGGGTTAGCTACTAGCACAGTGAAGAGCCCTTCTAGGTTTGGGTTGGCTGTAGGACCAGGTATGTTTTGGGTTATGTTAATTTGGTCTCCTACCACAAATGTGTTGGCTACGTTTATTCTTACCTTGCCTACATAGGGAGCTGTTAGCCATTGAGTAAGTGCTAATGAATAAGTGGTAGTAGTCAGATACTCTTCGCCTACTTTTACATCATACTGATAGTGGCTGTTGACTGCGTTGTATACTGAGGTGTTTGTTAAGTTAAGGTCATAGCTTACCTGAGCCTGTAACAGCTTCGATAGATCTACCTCACCATAACCTGTGCCATAGGTAGGCATCACCCTGTACTCTGCTATCTTGTTAGCTGTACCACTTTCATAGATATCAAAGATATACTTAAAACCTTGTAGGTTATTATTGTTGCTATCATAGATGTACTTGATAGGGTTGTATGCAGGCATTAAAGGCTGCGCTATTGCTATTTGTGAAATTGCCATACCTATATTATTTTAATTGGTTATTTGTTTTTGAACTGAGCCATGGCCACAGCATAAGCTTGATCTAGCAGTTGTAGGTGCAGCTGCATCCTATCGGGCCTATTAAATACTATCCTCACTTGTTTACCTGTCTTATGGTATATGAAAGCCTGCACCACTTGTATCTTATGTAGTATATCAGAATGCATAGTAGCTGTCATCAGTGTAATACTCCTGCCTTATGTGAGTAGTGGCATAACGGATGGCATCCATTGCATCATCAAATAGCTTGACTGGTTCGTCAGTTATAAAATCGGCTATCTTCTTCCATTTATAATTTTCATACTCCCTCCTTATAGCTTTATCATCCTGGCAAAATACACCAAAGGTCTTAAGGTTATCTATCCCTTTCTTAACTACCTTGTTTGCATTCTGCACATCATACCCTGCTATGTTCATTTCTTGTATGATTTCTGGACGTGAGTAATCTGCTAAGATGGTAACGGTTTGTTCTATGTTCAGGGTTGCTAGCTTCTCTATGAGCATTGTGGTAGTCAGGTAGCTCTCATATATCACAGGCTCTATGTAGATATCATTATCACAGTAGTACACCCTCATCAAAGCTGTGGGGTGATTGTATCCAAAGTCTAAGCCATAGACGTACTTAACAAACTTAGCAGGCCTATGAGCTACGAAGGTCCATTGACTATAGATGTTACTCTTACTGATAGCCTTCTCACCTAGGGCATAGATCTGATAGAGTGCCTCATCTGTTCTAGCTAGATCCTCTATCTGTGCTTTGATACTTTCAGGTAGGAAGGGGTTATCCTTATAGGTGCTCTTTATCTTAATGCTATCCTCAGCAGGTAGCTCATATAACCATGATGCCGAGTCACTAGGGTTATAGTCAAAGATAAGCTTGTCCTCAGTTCTCATATTCAGCTGAGTGAAGTCATCGAAGTAGAGCTCATTGGCTTCATTGCACCAGGCTATATCTCTCTTCCTACCCCTTATTTTCTGCTCATTATCTACTGAGAAAAACTCCACCATAGATCCATTGGCAAAGGTGTAAATCTGCTCAGACTTATTATGGTTCTCTTCCTTATACAGCCCTATATCCCTAAGTATCTCTATGAAGTCTCTTAGCACTGTAGCACGTAGAGCAGGGAAGGTCTTGCGGATAACTGAGACTACCTTGTTATTGTTTTGTAAGCAGTAGATTATCATGAGCTGGCACAGGCTGTAAGTCTTAGAGCTCCTGGAACCACCCTCATTAATTATGAAGCGTTTGTCTCCTGCTATGGCCTCATAGTTCTTCTCAAAGATGACTGTGCTTTTTATCTCCATAGCAAAGCTAGTACCTAGTTAGATACTATATTGGTATTATTATTATTATACTACTACTTAACTATAGTAACAGTAATAGCACTTATCTTCTCATCACCACTAGTGACGTCTGTATGCTCTTTCAGTGCGTTTATTCTTTGAGTGATGGATGCATTATACTGCCCTACCATTCCACCTTCTATCTGATCCATTCTGATTGCCTCCTCTATGCGTGAGCAGATTGTCGTATAGTCAGAATATCTCCCCTCATAGTTAGCAAAGTAATCCTGCACACTACACTCTTTATCAGCAGCATAAGTTCTAAACCCTACCTGAGTTAAAGGCCTCTCTAATGGTATAGCTGTAGCCTCACCTGTTTTAGTAGATAAGCTGTAAGAATATCTAGGTGTAGACTTACACCACGTTCTATATCCTTCAAATAGCTCCCACATTGCTTCAGGAGTAGGTATGTGTTTAGGTCTCATTATCCCTGCTGTTTATATTGTTTCACATAATTCTTAGATGCTTTCAGCTTAGAGTGTTTAGTCTTAGCGTGTACACCTGGTCTCTTGACCTTAGGCTTAGATAGTGTCGAAGTAGAGCTAATCTGCTTTTTCATTTTCTACCCCTTTATACTTTACCTTAGGAGTGCTCTCTTCAAACAAGTAACCTAACCCAATAGAGGTATAGTACTTATGTTCTTTAGCCATCTCTTCAGTTACTTCAATCGTGTTTTCATAGTTGCCATTGTAGGTAGTGATGTACTGACCTAAATACTCATTCTTTGTCTTCATACTGTGTTAAAATTAAAAAAGTGTAATAAAATGCTATCCATAACCCTGCAGCTCTACTGGCCCACTCATAGTCTAAACAAAACAAAGCAAGTCCACAGCTCAGAGCTATTAACAGGCTAAAGATACTAATAACTTGGCTCGGTTTCATACCTATATTGTAATTTGTTTATATTTTGTTTTAATTCCTTTATCAGGTAGTAAGCAGAAGTATGAGTAATACCGAAATAAATAGCCATAGCTCTTGAGGTAATATATCCTTTATCAATGTAAGCTTCAAATACTATTAGCTGTATCTTATCTGTTATCTCATTCCGATATATCTCTATCAAACCTTTGTTAAAAGAGTAGGCTCTATCCTCCCTAAGCTTATGCACCAGGTCATCATCATCTGCAGGCTCAGTGTTTGGGTGCTCAATGGCTGTTATCTTATCATCTCGGTGGCTCTTTGATGTACTCCATAGGATCTGATACTTAATTGTATTGAGTAGATAACCTTTGACCTTATCAGGATCACCATCTATATTAACTACGTGTAGGTATGAGTTATTGATAACAGTATCAGCATCAATATAACTCCCCATCTTAGATAGAAAGTAGGCAGTGTAAGCCCTCACCTCAGCATAGTTGCTGCTAATGTACTTGTCTAAGGCTCTTTTCATACCATTGCATAAAGTCCTTGGACCATATCCTCCTCCTAACAGATGCACAAAAGCACTCCCTAGGCTGTCTACCTTCGTATTTCTCTTTTATCTTAAATAATTTAATACAGCTGTACTTAGTATACCTTTCACTATCAGGCATCTTAGCTATATTGTCAATCAGTTCTATCTCAGCTTCTGTAAACATTCATCTAGTATAAAGGATAATAGTGCAGCCTGACAAGCCAGGATAAAATCAAAGGTACAAATTAAAGTAAGCCAAAAAGCCACACATTTAATACATCCTAATGCAGAGTGTATATGTATGGCTAATGGTAACCTGGTGTTATACTTGAATAAGTAGTTAAAAGTTGCTTGTAATGGCTCAAAAGTAACAAACCACCAAGCTAATGGTATAAGGGCTAGTAATATCATGGCCCAAATATAATCAAATTAATTAGAATGGCAAATCATCATCTGAGTCATCTGGCATTAAAGGTATCTCTGTATGCACTGGCTTCACGTATGGCTCTTGAAATGTAGTACTAAAGTACTTTATACCTGTCTTACTTTCTTTAAGCCATAGAGCTACCTCCATATCTTTACCGTTAACGTTTACCTTACCTTTGTAGTCAGGATGAGTTTCGCTTGTCTTTTTGTCGTTCTTAAAGATAGCACCTGTGTTGTTTTTAGTTTCCATTGTTAATCATTGTTAAAAATTGTTAATAAATAAGCGATTGTGCACCACCACCCCCACACCACAGCAGGGGTTAGTAGTATTGTTAGTAGGATTATCATACGATCCTATCACTGGGCCATACTATCTCCTCACCACACACCTCTAGTGTGATAGCTTCTGCATACTCTAGGGCTTTCTTAGCCACATAGTTAGGGCTTATCCCTTGTTGGCTTAGCATTAATGCCTCCATAGCCACTAGTATAGCCTTCTCCTTAAACTCTTCTCTTTGTATCATAATTGTTTTATTAGTTGGTTAAAATAATCCCTGCACTGTTCTACTCTTAATTTTATCTGCTCTATCACCTCATCATCTCTTTGTATTATAAAGGTCTTTACTCTTTTAGCATCAGGGATATGATTGAAGCTGTGCTGTTTTTGCACCTGGTCTCTAAGATCTAAGCTCTCCTCCATTAACCCTAACTTATAGTGTGCACTCTTTACCTCCTGCTCTACTATGGCATGGGGTGTATTGGTTAGGCAGTAACATAGTAGTGCCTCTTGCTTATCTGTGAGCCACATGTACCCCTGCAGTTGATAGTAGTAATCTTTGTTAGGGCATTCAGTATCAAACCAGGGGAAAGTAGATCCACTCCATGAATTTTTCACATCCACTAGCACAGTGTCGGTGACTACATCAGGAGTACCTGTTAGCCAATCATTACTAAAGTGCTCTTCGTTCTTAAATATAAAGCCTTTATCTATCTGCTCCATTACAAAGCTTAGGCACATGTCCTCGCACTCATTACCCTTATCAGTATACTTACTAGTAAACTCTTTACGTATACCATAAACGTGTGCCAGGGCCAAGCCCTGAATATACGTCTTAGTAGTTTGTGATAGCACCTCCCCTTTAGTTTTGGGTGAAGTCATTATCTTACCTATAGCACTGCATCTAATTTTCATATCATAGGTATTAAAAGCAGTGAATTAATCTGAGTATCATTCAAGTCAAAGCTATCCTTTAACTTATCTACAGTGAATTTACCATCAGCTATAGCCTTAACAGCCTCAGCAAATCTCTTTGCATCTATCTTAGGCTTAGCAGTTGTAGCTATGTGGCCATCATCATCAGTTGCCTGAAGAGTGAGCAGAGCTTGGATGGTGTACCTACGAAAATAGGAAATTTGACTCCCCTGCTGCTGTGCGTTGAGGGTTAAGTCCATAGCCATACAGCTAGAGATACTAAAGCCAGTGTATATACAAACAATCTGAGTGCATACACTACCACCATCTATAGGCTGTAGTAAAAGTAGATCATGCTGTAATAAGATAGGCTCAACAGTCTCTAGGATACTATTGATATCTGCATAAGACTTCTTGAAATGGGGGTTAGTAGCATTCTTATGTACTTTACCGATTAATTGTTTTGCCTTGTGAAGGCGAACATAGAAGGGAGCAGGCTGCTGCTCAACCTCCTGAGGCTTTACAGCCTTAGTTGTTTTTGGTTCCATTGGTTAGTTTATTAATTGTTTACAAATATACTACTTATTATTCTATTTTCACATTATTTTCAAAAATTATTTGTCTCAGCTTTTCCCTCACCTCATACATCTCCTCTTTACCATTGTACTTGTACTCACCTCTTAGCCACTCATCCATCTCTACAAGTGCCATATAATAGTTAAAGCCATTGGTAGCGTAGTTAAAATCATCCTGATCCTCAGGTAGGTTAAATTCTAGTGTTGCTTTCATATCATTTCTATATTTTAAGGTTGTACGTTAATTATATTTTAGTGCTGTACTTCGCCAAAGGTGGTTAAATTTTATAGTTTTGGCTAAATATATCATACCACTCCACAAAATCATCAAAGGTCTTAGAGATTATATAGATCCCTCCTGCAGCTTCTATCATTAATTGGTATTGCTTTTGCACCACTGACTGCTTATCCTTCCCAATCTTCACTTCTATCTTTACAGATCTACCATAAATAGTAGCAGAGATATCTGCAGATCCTGGGGTACCTGTGCCCTTTGTCCACTGCCCTGCAGTCTTAGTACCATCGGTTCTATAGCTTTGCCTAAATACTCCCATTGTATTTATCCTTTCAGCTTGATGCTTAGAGAAGTTAAGAAAGTCAGTGATGCATCTAGTGAGCCCATTAGCTGTAGCATCTGAGTACTTAGTGAATGGTATGATGTGCCCTGGTGCTGATGGGTATCTGTAGCTCATGTACTTCTCCTCGAGCTCATGTAGTCTCTGTTTGTTTTGTTTGTTCATTTTCCCATTGTTTTTTGAATTTAATCCACGCAGCTAGTTTCCTTTGCTCTTTGTATTTTTCTCTATTTATCTTATCTCTTTTTCTTTTCTCTTCTATAGTCATCATATTATTATACCCTATTATTATTTTTCAACTCATCTAAAATCATCTCTAAAGAGTTTATAAGTGTTTCCCTTTCAGCAGAGCCTTGAAATTCGAAACTAAACTCTTCACATTCTACACCATTTACTTCCATAGAAGTACATGACAAGTCTCTAAAAGTTATTCTTACAAATCCTCCATGCCCTGCATCTCCTCCCTGACATCCGTTGTGCTCTACTGTTGTCTCTAAGACATTTGCTGATATAAATTCCTTTGTTAATTTTCTAGTTGCTGTTCCTTTTTTCATAATTGTTTGTTTTTAATTGTTTATACTATTTGCTTGTTTATTTAATTCATCCCATATATCCTCTTCCTCTTCTATTTTTTCCTGTAAGCTGTACGATAGCTTAGTACTTCCTCCATTCCTATTATCATCAGGCTTATATCCTTTATATTCGCACCACTTTCTAAAATTAATGGTTATCTTATTCTGAGTAGTATAGCTTCTCTTCTCAGGGAACCTATTATTAAAGCTATCAAAGAGCTCCTCTTTAACTGAGTAGAAAGTATCAGCTTTTAGATCCTCAAAAAAGAAATACATCTCACTGCTGATATCATCTAATATCTTTCTATATTCTAAATTCTTAGTAGGCATTGGTATAAGCCCTTTGTTAAGATAGATCTGTATACATTCCTGGCAGTAGTTATCAAAGCAGGCCCATTCCTGATCATCCCACTCATTAAATAACTCATGTCCAAATAGATCTACAGGAGTATATTTATCACTAAATGTATTAGCCATCTCTACTTCATACTTTCTAGCATTAAAGGATGCACTGTTACCTGATATGGTGTAGTTAGTGGTAATGATTATCTTAGGGCTGTTAGTTACATCTAGCTTTATACTATCCTTACCTTTGTACTCAATGGTAATGCCCTCAGTAATCACACTGAATAAGCTCTCAAAATTAAACTTCTTTTTTACATCATCAAATACTAATATTTGACAGGCAGTAGATACATTTTGATAAGGAAACTTATTAAGAAAATCAAAGGTCTTACCATCTAAACTCTGCACCTTCTTAAGATGGCCCATTGCATTCCAAAACAAACCCTTTCCACTTCTACCATTAGGCACATCAGATATTGCCTCATCATTAAAGATAATTGCTTTATTGTTACTTCTATCCTTATAGCTGTGCAGTAGGTAACCTATTACAGTCTGAAATGCTTTGTACTTATCTCTATCCTTTCCTGATATATGCCATATAAAAGTGCGAAATTCTGATTTGTGATGATCTACTTTTACAAAATCTCTATCTATCACCTGGTCTCTCCATATAGATAGATCCATATCGGCATAAGATAGCACCTCTTTATCAGTTTGTGTAACCTTAACTATGCAGTTAGTATAAAATAAGTATGCACAATCTTTAGTATCTTTTAGCAGGGTAATATCCCTGCTGCTCAATATGCCTAAAAACTCCCTCTTAAAAAACTTAAGGTTGCCACTCATCAGGTTGTATACTCCTTCAGGTTTCTTATTATCTAATATGTAATCTAATACGTAATCTTTTACATCCTTCTCAAATACTTGGTTTAAGAATATACCTTCCTTTTTAATCATCTGAAATGTGCCATTAGGTTCAGGGCTGTTCTTAAAAAAGTCATGATTATCTAGAAACTTCTTAAATCTTAAGTTATTCAAATTGTAAGCTCCATTCTGTGTAGTACTCCAAAAGTCATCATCAGGCATATTATACCTTAATTTCAATTCATCCTTAGCTTTTTTCCAATCTCCCTGGTGATTAACTAATGTGTAGATGTTAAATGGTGAATAGCTTTGTTTGCTATTAAAGGGCTCAATAGAGCTACCATCTTCACTAAAGATATAGAACATACTCTTTTGATGTCCAAAAGTAGCTGAGAAGCCATCTTTAATATCTTTGTTAGGCCTGGTCCAATACTCTGATCCATCAGCTCTCTTCTTACAAAACTGCCAACCTATTTTCTTAAGCAGCTCCTTAGCCTCTTCCTCACCTTCTAAGTTATATTTTCCATCAGGAGTAGTATCTTTCCAAGTCTCTGCCCACTTTTTATCTGTAGTATTTTTGTGAGGTAAAGTAATAGAGTGATGTTGGTTATATGATTTGATTAGATCAAATAGGTTATTAATATCATCCTCAAAATAACTTAGCTTAATGTACTCATCACCTTTTACCTTAGTATATCCTGTAGATGGATAGCAGGCAGCATACTGCCCATTACCTCTTAATTCTACCATTGTAGATCCTGTGCTGTATTTAGCAAACACTTGGCCGTTAATCTTATCCTTTAACCTAAAATAAACATGATAACCACCACCTGCAGTAGAGTAACAGGATAGCATACCTTCGGCAATCATATTAGCTACAGATGGTACAGCTACAAAATCATTATATATCTCACTTATATCCTCATCATTATGAGCATCAAAATCAATACAGTAAAATTCACTAACTAATCCACAGGCTATACCTATTTTTTGAGCATTAGAAAATCTACTTTCTATATTATCAATAGGCTCATATAAAAACTTATGCCCTGCTTCAAGCATTGGGGCTTTATTATCTTTAAGTGGTAGAGGGTTAAGTCCTTCACTTTGGAGCTCATTAGCATAGTCAATTAAGTTCATATTTTTCCTATATTAAAGAGAGCCCCTGCCGATAAATCACCCTATGATAAGATGGCAGGGGTTTATACTCTCAAAATGTTTTGTTAATCAGGGTGATTATCTTGACAAATATATTAATTAATTCAATACTGATACAAAATGTGCAATCTTTTTTTATTAACAATCAACTTTGCACCCCACTTTGCACACCTTCCCCTAGTACTGGCGTGGCTTTGTGCAAAGTTTGACTTTTTTTTTACTTTTTTTTTTTTCAAGTGGTAGTACATTATATATAGGGTAGGGGCTTTTTATCAAAACTTTGCACTTTTGCCCTTAAGTATCTGATAATCAATACTATTTTTTGTGCAAACTTATGTGCAAACTTATTTTTACTATTTTCACTTTGCACTATTAGTAATAATTGCATCTAATCTGCTCTTTAAGTTTCTCTAATTTCTCCAGGCTAACACACTCTAACACCCTCTGCTTTAATGGTTTGTAGTATTGTGGTAGCACAAACTTCTCCCTTAATTCTAAGGTATGCATCATATAAGCACTGTCTTTATACTTTGAGTACGTGTCATGCTTAGCTATCCCATTTATGACAGTTGCGTGTGTTTGTTCAAACAGCCTACCAATCTGAGATAGTGTCATGCCATCCCTTTTGAGCACCTTATAGAGGTAATACCTTTTGTAAAGTACATACATATACCTGCTTTTTTGTTTTAGATCGTGCTTATCTATGATAGCCTGGACCTCTTCTAGTCTGGTCATGTTAGTAGTTTAGGATTAACTGATTTGAACAGCTCACTTTGACTATCCACTAATCCCACTGCATTGATATAATCAATTTCTATTTTTGCACTGGCTATAATAGATGAGCTCAGTTGAGCTATTGCCTTAGCCTTTTCGACTTCCTGCTGTATTTTCTCATTTGTCATATCCTCATCAGATAATCTTTCTAGTGCCATAAAGATGTGATCTCTTAGATCACTTAGTTTGTTGTTTGCCATTTGTTTTACGTTTTAGTTTACTTGTTAGTTTCATTACTTCCTGTAGCTCAGCAGGATATCTTTGTATAGTATTACGAGCCATATTCTCTTTTCTAGTTATTACTTGTAGGTTGGTTAGTTCACAGTTCAAATAGTTACCATCTAAAAATATGATTACAGATCCTGAAGGTATCTCCCCATTTGCCTGAGTCCATACGTGCCTCTGCAGTAGTTCCCATTGGCAATCTTTAATTTTGATATATTGGTATAATCTACCTGTCTTATCAGCTCTTATGTTAATGGTTCCATTAGGCTTAGTGTTATGAGGCTTATTACCTTTCTTAAACATTGTGGGTGCTACCTTCTCATATATCTCTGCATTTAACTGCTTCCCCTTATTATGTGGGGTGTGCCCTGGCTTAAATTGATTAGCTACAGATGGCTCTATAATCCTACCACTTTCAGGTGTAAGCATATACTCAGCTGATTTCTTTACCTTAGCACCCCATGCAGTATTGTATACTTTGCTTATGGTTACACCTAGAAGCTCAGCTATGTACTTACTGCTGTGGTTAGGATATAGATCTATAATCTGCTGTTTTATCATACTGTCTCTACCTTAAGTATTAGTCTAGGCCACATGGCCATAAGTTGCAAAGCGTGCTCTTTGTCTAGTGCCTCTAAGATCCTGGTGCCTACCATTTTCTTACCACCCTCAAAATAGTTGTAAGTAACTTTATATCTTTTCATTTTATGTAGTATTTGTTATTATCCTTTTCTAATTTATAACCTATCTCTTCATACATCTTTAAGTACCGGTAAACTGATCTACTGCTTATGCCTAAGTATCTAGACATTGAGTTAATGGGCCTAGGCTTAACTTGTAAAAACTGCATAAGCTTTATTATTCTCATTATCCTATGCTGGTTCATTTCTCTTGTTTTATTTCGTTAAAGTCTTGCTCACTTAAGTAGTCAAGGTAAAGCTCCAGGTTGAAGCTTCCACCTTTATCACCATCACAGCTTTGATCTCTCCACCATTGCATCTTTCGCTTAAGGCTAAAAGTGGTAGGTATAAATGTGTTTTCGTTAGTTTCCATATTTAGATACATTCAGGGTTATTGTAAGCCCACTCTTCTACAAGTTGGGTTGTCTCTTCTAGCTCTCTGCTAGTCAAGGGTGTGAAGATGATGTAATTTTTACCTCTTTGATAACTATCAACTAACAGTGCCTCGTAAACGCCCTCCTCAACAAAGTAGCATCTAAACTCAGCAGTGTAAATAATACCTCCATCTTCAGAGGCCCACCATACATTGATGTAGCCTTTTTTTAAGTAATCTATCTCGTAGCTCATAGTGCACAGGATATATACATTCCTACTAAAAATAGTGTCAAGGCTGCTAAGCCCTGGATAAAATCAATAATTTTCATCTAAGCCTAATTTTTCGATTAATACTAAAAGGGTTGCATACTTGGTTTGTAATCGTTGAGCTGCAGGATCTGTATGCCCGAATGCTCCTACCATTTCATTGTACTCATCTCTCAACTCTATTGAATAGAGGAGAATAGTAGCTTTCATTTGTTCTGTTGTCATTGGTTAGTTTTAATTGGTTAGTAAATAATTATTTTCAAATATACGAACAAACATTTAATTGTATACAACTTTATCGTTATCAATAATCATTCTAAATAAGGAATGTGAACATATAAACCTATCATGTATAGAAAATGCAATAATTTGAACATAAGAAAATAAGGTAATAGACTGAAAAAACTGCAGAAAAATCAGGGTATAGCAGGATATAACCTTAAATATACTTTACAAAAAGTAGGTAATATGTTAGCTATATCTTACATTATGCCACCATTCTAGCTATTATGTTGGCTATAACCGTCACAAATCTTGGCAGAATTGCTTACTAAACCTACTCAGTTTATTGTGCAAAAAAATAACCCCCTACCAAACTAACCAAAGATATAGGGGGCTATGAGCTAATATATTGATCACATTAACCTGGTGCAAACTTACGAAATATTTTTCTTTATTATCCTATACTTTACCCAATCTTCATAAGTTTTATTATTCACTTTAAAATATTTGTTACAAGGGTTACATATTAACCAATGGTGAATTGTACCTGCTGAGGTAGTGACTTTCTTATTATAACGTATGTTAGTAGTACCACATTGAGGGCAATCAAATTTATCACCTCCTGTTAATACAGCATAATTAACCTTTGATTGTGTGTATGAATTAAGCTTATCAAAGACACTTTCTAGTACTGTCACATCCATCTTACAATAAGCCACCATCTTAGCCATTGCCTCAGGTGATTTTTTAAATACGATGTCTTTCCACAAATCAAGGCCACCTGTGTCCATCTTAGCACCTACACCTAAAAATTTAGCTATGTAGTCAAGTTTATTAGAGTTAAAATTAAAATATCTCTTAGCCTCTTTAAGAGTATCAATTGTATTATGTATTGGAGGCATTCCTAAATTGTGAAATAAGCACCTAGTTCTAATCCATTTCATATCAAACCTATCGCCATTGTGAGCTACAATTTCGTTTGCTTGAGCCATAACTTTTAAGAACTTTTTAAGCATTGCCTTATCCGATTGCTTTGAGTCCCATTCTAAACTATGTACCTCGTCTTGACCTTCCCATTTATAGCATATGCATATGATGGCTCTCTCGTGTATAATGTCTCCAGGATTAATGTTTAAGTTATAACCACTTCGCCAAAATATTCCAACATTAAAACTTGTCTCAATGTCAAAAAACAATCTTTTTCTTATCATTAAAAGGGGAGGTATAGTTTAAGTAAAAGTCTAGTAACGAAAGACAGGAGTACTCCTATTATAAAGCCCCATAGTAAGAGCATCCAATTAGTTTTTGCTTTTTGCTTTTTTTCAGTTTTGTATATGTACTTATACTTAAGTACATCCTGCTTTAAGATTTGTGTTTTGTACCTATATTCAATTTTAGTTTGCCACCTGGTCTTAGGCACATAAACATTCTTAAAATTAATGATAGTATCTTTTGTAGTTATTATCTTTTCGTATCTAATCGTATCATTACGTATCACTGCAAAGCTATCTACTGAGATAATTCTAATCGTGTCACTATCCTCCACTAACTCTAGACCAAACTTAACAGCCTTCTTATAGTGGTATTGTGCTTTCTTAGCGTCTGAACAGCTAAATAGTAGGGATAGTATTAAAAGTGGTAGTAAGTGTCTCATAAGTTCTGTAACATTTGTATCATTCTAGGGCAGGGATAGATATCACTCTTATCCTTTCTCACTGAATTGTGGGTAAATATACCACTTTCTCCTTTCAAAGCACGTTTGTCTATATCAAAGATGGTAGCAAAGTAATCTCTAGGGATGTTATACTGATCACAAAGATATACTAGAAGCTGCCGGGTAGACTCTATTTGTGCATCTGTATACATTTGCCAATAGATGTGCCCTTTGTATGGTTTATCTAAGATAGTTAGCTGAGTGTAATCTACTTTACCACCTACATAGTTATAGTAGTAACCATTCTTTTTAGTTAATGGGCCATAGTTGCATATCTCTATCCCTACCGATATCTTATCTAAGCTCTTATATGGTATCCCTGACTCAGTAAATATCTCTTGTTTAAGGCCTAGGTGGTAAGCCCAATTTTTAGAGCTAAAGCATTGCACTATAGTACCCCTATTACCAATGATAAAAGCTGTTGCTACCTTGCCTACCTTATTGTTAAAGTACTTAGCTACGGATACTGCATCAGGTCCTCCTGCTGTATGGTGTAGGTATATCTGCTTTTTGTCAGTAAGCTCATCTACGTATTGATCCTTAGATAATCGGTGTTGTATTATCTTTGTTATATCTAACTCCATCTATATCGTTTTTTATTTCTTTTGAACGCTGTAGTAACTGCTTAAAACTTGCCCATATGTCAAGGCCTTTTACTGCTTTTATGTTCTCATTAATGGAGATGACTTCTATACTACAAAGCACTAGTGATAGAATTTTGGTGAGCATTAAAGGTATGCTGAAAAAAACTAAAATGATATCATTAAGAATAAAATAATCTATCAGGTAGAAACCAATAACAGCCACCTCATATAAAAATAACTTAGACACAATGGCTGATAGTTTACGAGATGTGATGGGCACCCCTAACTTCTTAGCCTTCCAAATACCTGTTAGCGTATCTACAAAAATAGCAAACCCAATTAAAAAAAGTATACCTGAGATAGGCAAAAAGAAAGAACCTACCACTGCGAAAAGTTGAATAATGTATTTTTGAATTGAGGATAAAAGAATGGCTAACTGTACTTTCATTAGAGAATAAGAATAGAGTTATTATATCCGTTCTCTCTGAAAGTGCCACAGGTGCCTAGGCAGGTTGTTTGGTATTGATTAATGCAGCTGCAGTTATTGAACATTGGCCTAAGATCAGTATCCTGATTAGTGGTAGAGATAAACTGAGGAAATAGGTTTCTATTAACTAGCAACCATCTGATTAGTCTCTGCTCAAAAAAGCTAGCTTTCTGTGCATAATGCTCCATACCAAAGGCCACCTCATTACGTGATACACTAGCTGAGTAGTCACCTGATTGTGTTTGAAGTCCTTTGTTCTTAAGTTGGTAAGTCAAACCAAAGACAGCATCCTCTGCAGATCTCCAAGCTATCACTGGTTGTATAAACTCTACTAGATTTATCTCATCAGGGTTAAGTGCTGTGTTGTTGTACTGAGTTAATAAATAGTTATAAAAAGTAGTGCCTAAGATAGGCTGTACTCTAAGAGCTGCCTGAGTAGCTATGTATGGTGTTACATCTGTAACATCCACATTGGCTGTAATAGGAGTATTAACTTTTAGATAAGTTTCAGTTATGAAGTATAGCATTATACAGTAGGTGTTATTGTTGGGGTTGTTTCAATGGGAGGTAAATCAGCTAGAGCTCTTATCTCGTTTGGTGTCATGTTATCTAAAATTTTCTGAGCTACAGTAGGGTGCATAGCACTAATTAGATTGTTTATTCTAGAAGCATCACCCTCTAGCTCTACTATACTTTCATCTATGACCTGGAAGTTATTGATAGTGAAATCTGCAGGTATCTTAGAGATTGTTAGTAACTCGTTGAAAATATGCTGAACACAGCTCCTAAGCTCCATTACTACATTCTTTTCAAAGATCACATATGCCTGCTTAATATCTGCACCACCACCTAATGATCCTGTAGTACGTACACCCATTAAGATAGGATCTATTGTGTGGGCAAAGCAAATCTGCTCAGTGTTAAGCTGTGATGCCTCCTGAAATAGTTTATCATTATTATTAATAGGAATAGACTCTATCTTAGGAAGTTGCTCAGCAGAATTAGCAAAGAATGCCACACTTTTGCCAGCATTGGCCGCTCCTTTCATTCGATCCAGTGTCTCTTTTATCATGTGCTTCTCTTCCTCAGACTGTGGTCTCTTAGGGAACATCATAGCAAAAGCAGGAAAAACTGAGTTTTGGATATTAGACTTAGCAAAGTAGCTTAGCTCACCTGATAAGAAAGCAAAGTTAAGACAGCTTGTATATTGTGGTAGTGAGTAGTGGTCTTGACCTATAGACTTAATCTCGTAGCAGTATAGTTGCTCATAGTCAGTATTGGCTATGTGGTATGGCTTTATCTCTTGTATGCCTATCCTACGTGACCAATCATCACAAATAAAATACATTCTTTTATCAGCACTTACTCTTACCTTCTCAGGAGATACATTCTCTATCCTAGTAATCTTTTTACCTTGGCCATAGCATATCTTAAAGTATACTCTATTATGGATGATGAGCTGCTTAGTGGTAGCCTTTACTATATGCTTTAAGTTAATTTTCCTTTCAAAAGTATAAAGCTCTAATTTTTCAACAGTAGTTAATAGATCAGTCTTAAGGGCAAAGCCACCACCTATCACTGCATTAGTCTTAAAGTCCACAATGGCACCATGCAAAGGTGATGAGTAATACATCTGATTAAGTAGACTAGGATAGAGATTATCAGCTCCGAAATTCTGCCACATATTAGCACTGTACCTACTATCTACATAAGGTAGTGTAAGATTGCCAGGGCCCACAGGCATAAATGGGGTGCTAAAGGATTGGTAGCCTTCTACCACTTCAGGAGCTGTGCTCTCTTTCTTAAAAAAGTTGTTATACCATGCCATAATTAATCGTATATTGAGTTGCCTACAGGCCCACTTACCACCATTCTACCCTCTTCTATCACTACTCCTGTGGATTGTGCAATGGTTAAAGGTAAAGTGTAAGGTGTTGAGCTCTGATAAACTTGGTAAATAAATTGTCCTTGCTTTAAGATGATGTCTACTGGTTCGTTGAGTACAAAAAGATTGTACCTTTCAGGCCATAAGCTAGTATCAGCAGTAGTAAATAACTGAGGCACACTAGCAGTATTCATCTCATTAGTGAACGCAAATAGATAATGAGGGGTGGGTACAGTAGTTACCTCTGTTAAGGTTAGCACTACCTGGTTAATAACTCCTTGCTCAATGTATATCATAACTATATTATATGATGTTAGGCAAATGTTTAGAAATAAAAAAAGCCCCACAAATTGCAGGGCTAGTTTTCTTAGGAGTTTACCTTAAACTAAACCTAAAGCAGTGTAAGAAGATACACCACCTGTGAGGATAACCTCTAGTGCTAAAGACTCATTCTCAGCTACCAAAGTAACTGTGTACTTAGAACCATCAGCTCTAGCAACACCAGAACCTTCTCCAGTAGCAGTAAGCTGCAAGTATGGGAAGTACCAATATCTACCATTAGCATCTAATACTACACCTGCAAGGTATTGTTGGCCTGATGCAAGTATCTTAAGTGAATTAGACTTAGCAGCTTCACGTCGGTGAAATACTAGGTTAATAGTTTGTGTTACAAAAGTTGAACCATTGATTAAATCAGCAGCCTGCTCTTCTGTATAGTTTGATGTATTTCTGCGAATGAAGTAACCTTCAAATACAGGGGTAGTAGGTGCTAAAGTAATAGCTGTAACCTCGTAGTTTGGATAAGTAGTATTACTTGTAACAAGAGCTATCTGCTCTTGAGGTATAAACCATACCTGATAGATACCTCCACTGTTATTATCACACGATTTTTGAATGCCCTCGAGGGCTGTACATAGTGGCATATTTTTAAGTTTTATATAAAGGGGCCGAAGCCCCTCTATGAATTAATAATTAAGATCCGTAAACGATATCAGTTGGATTAACAAAGCTAAAACCTACCTTCATGTTAGCACGAGTTCTGATTACAGGCTCAGCTACAGTATCAGCTAAATTTACAGCACGTAAATCAGAAGCATCACCTTCAGCATCAAATGCATAGATAAGGTTATCTTTCAAAGTGATTAGCATAGTGTTGTTTGACATACCTGGACAAAGAACTATTTTGATACCTAAGTAAGTCAAAGATAAATCCTGAGTGATATATGCATTAGTGTTACCACTAGCCACACCTAAACGGTAAAGGTTTACCATTTGAGTAGGCATGAAGATACGTAAATCAGCTGTACGTGATGCAATGGTAGCAGGTACTAAAGCAAACATAGCAGCTAAATCTACTAACAAAGTAGCAAAAGTAGTAGGAGGTACAATGTTGTAAGGGATAACTCCTGAACCTACAGCAGTTAATTTTACTTCATAACCATCACATAAAGACAATGGATCTGGTACACCTGGAGCTATTGGAGGTAAAGATGTATCACCTTGCCATCTCAAAGACTCAATTTGTCCATTAATTGAATTAGCCATTTCTGACCAGTAGAAGTTAAAGAAGTTAGCTACAGTGAAATCACCGTTTGAACCTTGTGCCATTTGCAAAGATACAAAAGACTGCTCTAGCTCAAATTGACACACCTGTGCAAGTGCTGATAGGGCACATACATCAATTTCTACTGAGCTCAAATCATCAGTATTTAAGTTAGGGAAGTTACAAGGGGATAAAGCTAGTAATTGGTTACCAAAAGTAACTGTTCCTAATTTTGTCTTGTATTTAATACCTGGTAAAGTACGGAAGTTATCCACTATCTCACTACCTCCTAGGTAAGCTTGAGCATAAAATGCCTCAGCGTTTGGTGCTAATAATGCAGAAGCATCAATGTTTAAGTCAAATCTTAATTTTCTCATTTTGTTTGTTTTTATTTGTTTGTGTTAAATTTATTAAAGTTACTTAATCTTTGTTGTACGCTTAAAGCTACAACCTCCTCAACTACCTCCTCTTCACTATCTACAGACATTGCCTCTTCTAATTGGGCTTTAAGATCTGCTATCATAGCTACTAAATTATTTACTTCTGCATCTAGTGCAGGCTTAACTATTGCTAGTATTGCCTCAGCGTCTAGGACAGGATCTACAGCCATAGTCTCTTCTACTACTTCCTCCTCTTCTACTACTGTATCTTCTAGGGCTACCTCTTCAGTGGTCTCCTCTACTTTAACATCACGTATCTCAGTAATCTCTCCATCTTTTACGATATAGATTTTACCCTCGATAGTGTGCTCTCCATCAGGTAATTTGTTCATATTTATTTTGGTTTTTAATTGTGTTACCTCTTTTAATTTCATACCTAAGTATCCCTCTATGCTGAAGCCTACCTGGTCATTATCTACTAGATGGTTATAGTACTCAACATCAGTTACCTGTGCTGTTACCATTAAGGTACCGGTAGGAACCTCTATACCAAAACTAGAATATGCTTTATCTTTAGTAGGGTTGTCTACAATCCAAGCTTCAAGTACATAGGCAGGCACAGTCTCAGTAGTATCATGCTCTAGATTGAACAAGTCCTTATTAGACATATCCTTCATAAACTTAGAATGAATTTTCTCTATCTCTTCTTTGCTGAATGATACATAGTACTCTTTTCCATCCTCATCATCTTTGCGATAGATCTCCATAGGGATTAATGCAGGTGCTACAATACGATACTTAACATTATCTTTGAATATCATTTTCTTAGCTTGACTATTAAAAGCCATACCCATTACTTTAATAGCAGGAGTGGATGTAAAAGCTATCTGCTCAATGCCTAAGTCCTCCCCATTTTCAGAGTATTCAGGATCAATCGTAATTTTGTATATTGGTAAATTATCTTTTGCCATACCTATATTATATTATTTGTATATTTGTAAAAAAAAACAATTATGATAACTATTTTAGGAAGGGATATCCCTAACCACCTTGACGAACTGACCATTGAGCAGTTTGAAGTAATAACCGAGCTTAGCAATAACAAGGAGCTTGATGCTGTAGATAAGCACTTACAAATCTTTGCTAGCTTAGGCTTAGCTGAAAGTGAGTTTTATGATGTAGATGTGGCTGACTTCATTGAGTACACCAATGCATTTAATACTATCCCTGAGGTAGACTACCCTACCATCTCACAAATTGAGTTAGCAGGATACAGCTACACAGCTGAGCTTAAGATGACAGTAAGAGATACTAAGCTAATTGAGAAAATAGCCATAGCTAAGCCTAAGGGATATATCTCAGATGTGCTAGCAGTTTTCTTTAAACGTGATGATCTTACACCTGCTGAGCATTATGCTGAAGCTCACCTTAAACTTAAGGCAAAATTAATTAAAGAGCTTAAGGCAAACATAGCTATCCCTTACTTGCTATTCATTACTAACAAGTTAATTAAACAAGTAGATAAAGCAGAAGATGTACCTACCGAAGAAGTGGAGTAATATCTCAGTTGAGCAGTTTATTGAAATTAGCCAAATAGACAAAGAGCAGGGAGCTAATAGCTACAATAGTGAATTGATATCTATAGTCACTGATATGACCTATGATGAGGTAGATGAGCTAGACCTAGATGATATGGTGCAGATGGTAAATGATATGAAGTGGTCAAACACTCAACCATCTAAACAATATAAGCATGAGCTCCTAGGTATGAAGATAAAGCCCTTGTCTAAGCTGTGCCTTTTTGAGTACATAGACCTTGACTATTATTTCAATGATAACTACCACACTAACATAGATAAGATATGTGCTATCCTATACAGGCAGTCTAAGGTAAATGAATGGGGTGAGGTAGTGCTGGAGACTTATGACTATGACATCCATATAAGAGCTGAGAAGTTTCTAGATCTACCAATTACTGAAGTCTATGGTATAGTTGCTGAGTTTCTGAAGTTTAGGGAGAATTTTCTAGATGTGTATAAGAATTTATTTGGCGAAGCTGAAGAGGAGCTAACAGCAGAGGATAAGGCAGCCATGGAGCCTGAAGAGATTAAAGAGGTCGAGAAAGAAGTAAAAGAGAACAAATGGTCATGGGAGCGTATGATCTATGGCCTCACTGATGGTGACATTACTAAGAGTGAAGCTGTAGGAGCTCTACCCCTTACTTATGTTTTTAATATGCTAGGTATGAAAAAAGAGCTAGACATTTAACGGATACCCCTCAATGAAATCAGCAGGAGGATCTAATGCATAGAAAGTGTATACTAGCTTTTGATTTTCTTTGATAACAGGCACCCATTGGTTCATAGGATAATTTTTACTAAGCCAATCAAAGTACTGTTGATATATTTCAGCAGTGATACCTGAGCTCTCCATTTCCTGAGTAAATTTATCTACAAATTCTCTAGGAGCTATCTGACCACTATTAGGTCCATAAGCATTAGAAGTTTGTGGTACCCCATTATTCAAAAAGATAAAATAATACATAGCTATTATCTCTATCTCTAATCTTTCCATGTTTACTATCTGAGCATTAATTCTGATGCTATCTACTAGTGTACTGCCTGTAGGATTAGAGATATCATCTCTTACAATCCTTTTAAGAATAGTAGCCATCTTTCTCCTAGTAGGATAGAGCACATTGAATATACCATTTTTAGCGTATGCCATCTTTTAAATCTTTATAAATCTCTACTGTATCATCTACTAAGATAATACCCTTATCAGTTTCTACATGGATCTGAGTATCACTAATAATCTCAACAGGTCCAGTAATTGTATAGGTCTCTCCGTTTATTTCAAACATAAGCAAAAACTTTGAATAAATCTACATTAGCTACATCAGCTATATTTTGACATTGCATAGTAAATAGAATATATTGGTTACTTGTTCTATTGAATGTGGTAGTTTGGATATTTCCTACAGTATATTCAGATTGTGTAGTACCTACCATAGTTCTAAGACTAGTTCCATCATAACTATAGTTACGTTCACAATATCCTAAGAAACCAACACCACCACCATTCATAGTATATATACTGCTAATCAAAGTGGCACCTGTTAAACTATTAGTAGTGTTAGAGTATATTCTACCATACATTTGCCCTAAGTTGCCTGATTGTCTATACATCCTGAAAACTAATTGTAAAATGTTATTGCTGTTAAAAGTATTCGCAGGTATTAATAGTGAGTGACAAATAGTGACAGCTCCACCTGTGGTAGGAGTTCCTAGTATGCCACTATATCCTAATAGCTTAGGCCCTATGGTTACGTTACCACTACCTACTAATGAGTTACCATTAACTGTCTTTATGTTAGTACCACTTACTAAAGTAGCCTGCTTAGCATTCAATGCAGTTTGTAAATCTGTTTGACTAGATAGCGTTCCTGTGATACCTCCCCAAGTTGCACTACCACCACTAGCACCTGCAATTATCTGAGCTCCTGTGATAGTGTTATTAACTTCCACCCCACCTATGATAGAGGTGCAGTCTAGTAAATCAGTTGGCTGTAAGTTTCCAATATGTGCTGGAGCTGTTCCTCTCCAATTACCCCACCATCCCATAGTTTATATTGTTGAGTCCTCCCATGCCTGTATTACATTCAAAGTATTAGGAGTACCTGATAAAGTTACTACTAGATCCTCCATGTAATTTACAGAGTTAGCAGCATCACCACCTTGAACTTCTAAGATATCATACATTAGACATAGTGAGTGGTTTGTATTAACTCCATAGTATTGAGCTATGCCTATAAGTAAGCTACTATCATCATAACCTGTTACTCCTAAATTTGTTGCTATTTGTTGTAGTGTATTATTCGCCATAACTATATTAGTTTAGTAAAGTGATTTGTTTAGATTGGCACAGCACAATCAGTCCAGTCATTAACTGTTAGTGTGATACTCATCTGATACCCTGCAGCGTAATCTAGCAAGTCATTGTTAAGGGGAGTAAAGGTAGGCATACCTACCACATCAAAGTCATAATCTGTGCTATCAGTAAAGTACACATTTAAATCACTAAGTATCTGCTGAGTATCACTAAGTATAGTTATGATGTTAGCTCTATCTTTTTGGATGATGTCATAGCAGTAGATATCGAAAGTAAACTCAGTAGTATTCTCTGTAGGTATTACTCCACTAGGCACAATATACACCAGGGGATACTTCTCATTCTGAGTAGCAAAGTTATACAGCTGTTCTTTGAAGTCAGTGCCTACCTTAAATACTTGCTTATGGGCTGTGTAAAATGCTATTATTTTATTGGTTATTGCTTGTAGACTGTTCATAGCTCTGAGTTTTTATTTATCATGTTAATTTTCTTTTGCACGTTTGTTATCTGAGTCTCTGATACCACAGCTGTAACCATCATATTAGTACCACCACCTGAACTATCACCTCCTGCACTCATAGTGTTAGCATTGTTAGATGAGCCAAACAGCTGAGCTGCCT